ACCGGATGCGTTAACAACGCCAAGTATAGAAGTTCCAGTTACATCTAAAGTCCCACCAACGGTCGCGTTGTTAGTAACGGCCAATCCAGTTCCAGCACCATTTGCAGTAATTTCACCAGATGCATTTACAGTGGAAAGCGTGGAGATTCCCGTAACCACTACAGAAGCAAGAGTAGATGCCCCAGATACTCCTAGCGTTCCCCCAATTGTAGTATTGTTGGCAACAGATAACCCCGTCCCAGAAGCTGTTGCTAAAACTTCTCCAGACAAAACAGAGGTTCCAGTTACCCCTAAGGTTCCGCCAACCGTTACATTTTCCAAAGTAGATGCGCCAGTTACGCTAAGCGTCCCACCGACAGTTGCATTATTCGCAACAGCTATCCCCGTTCCCGCGCCATTCGCCTCAAGCTCGCCAGATACAGTCAACGCCCCTCCAATAGAGGCATTATTGACCACATTCAAACCCGTTCCTGCGCCGTTCGCTGCAATTTCCCCAGATGAAGTTACAGTTGATAGTGCAGAATTCCCCGTAACAGATAAATTTCCACCTATAGCCGCATTGTTCACAACATTTAGGCCGGTTCCAACACCGTTTGCTGTAATTTCGCTTGAAGCAGAAACAGTTGTGAATTCACCGACATTTGGAGATCCTGACCCGATTGGCCCAGGAGTCGTAAGCGCGCTGTTAATATCGGCAGACACAATATCTCGAAATGCAGGAGGTTCTGAGCCATCAGACGCAGGACCTGCAAAGAACGTATTCGCAGCTTGTGCGGGGAGAACAGGAACAGGAGTGGTGAATGTGCCTTCAACCGTGAGATTATTTACCGTCGTATTGCCAACAACGTTTAGTGTTCCATCAACTGTTTCATTCCCGGAAACAGACATCGTTTGAGCATCAAGAGTTGTGAACGCCCCCGTGTTCGGCGTCACGTTCCCAATCGGTGGAGGCGATGATAGCGCCCCACCAATCGCGCCTGTGCCGATCTCCGCAACCGTAGCGGTGCAGGTCACAAGTTGCCCATTCTGGGCCTGCGCAATCATCAGAGCTTCCGTGCCAGTTAAGGGAAGATTTGGAGCCGGGAAATTCGTGAAATTTGGCATCAGTCCGGAATCTCCAATACAACAGGGAAGCCATATTGCGATGTTACTTGCCCCGGTGGATTATTAAAGCGGTTTTGATTGTTGTAAGCCGTATTTGGACCTGTCATCGGCGTGGTCGAAAATACCGGGCCTCCCATTGTGTCGGTTATCTGCACGTCATTCAGCAAGGTGGATTGCACAGAATAGGCATCATCACGAACGACAACCTGATTTATGGGGCCTCCGCCCTCCGCGCGCAGCATTGTAAAGCCAGAGAAGGGATATGGAGGCGTGTTTAGGGTGCCGTTTGGTGTAGCTAGAATGGGTGCACCAGTCGTATCCAAGATTACCTCTTGGTTCTGATCCATGAGGTTGGTTGGACCATCCTGCATCAATTGGTAAAGATCAGGACGCGGGTTCATGACCGGAACTGGATCAGGCGGTACAACTATGGCCTGAAAATGTTGAAACGGCTTATCGTAACAGATGTGACAAACCAACAGCCTTGTGTTGTATAAGGTTCTGGCGTTCCATTCGTATTGCCATTGAAGTTCGTCACGTAAGTACCAGAACGAACAACGGTCACACGATCCCCACGCGCGGGGATTGGTAACCGAAACTCTTGCTCGACCGTGAAAACGCCACGACATACTTTCTACCTAAAGTAGTTGTTTATACCTGGGAAGATAAACAAAGGAGATCTTTCAGCACCCATGGCTTTGGCTCTCTTATACGATGCCGCCGCTAAAGGCTGCAGAATTGCAACCTTCTCTGGGGCATAAAGAACCGCCAATTCAACACTCAGGGCATCTGAGTATGCCTTTAGCCAAGCATACGGTATCTCTGGCTGCTGGGCATTCTGCGTATTGGTATCCATAATCTGCCGGCAGGCATAATAGTTAAAAGTCCACGAGGCATTTATACTCGGCTGCCAAATAAAGACATTCGGAGAAATCAACCGATCAAACCAATATGTTGTTGGCCTCCCTGGCGTCACTTTGTCGGGGAAAGCTGCATATTCTGTCCGACTGATCGGATACATATAAAGATCAATGGGATTAGATGTACCCGGATTGATCTCTAAATATGCGTCCAAAATCAGAATGACATTCTCTGGAACTGGATAAGAAGTCTGTCCAAAAACCAAGGGAACGGTGATCAGCTCCACCGTCCACAAATTAACCTGATCATTCGCCCAATCCGCCTGGATCATATTCATAGCGGTGGTAGCATCACGCATATGCTCAGCCTGCAATTGCGGGCCTCGAATGCCGCAACGGCCAAATGCGTATAGGATTAACTGTGAAGCTGAGGGTTGGAACGAAAAAGTTCCGCTATTTCCTCCGAGGGTGCTTTGGCTCATACATCCCCCTTACGTGCCAACAAAGTCGCCCTGGAGGACTTTGAAATACACCGGCCCACCAGTGATAGACGCGATATTCAGCCGCAAAGCCGCGACAGGCGCTTGAACGGCTGATGTAAGGGTTGCGGTTGATCCGGCAGGAAATCCGGACAAAGCCGCCCATTCCTGTGGCGGCAAACCGGACGAAAGATTCAAGTTTGGATCGTCTAGGGAGAAGTCAACCTCATAGGAAACGGTTGTTCCCGCTGGAACGAACACTTGCACATTCACATTAAACGTTGCTTGCCGATAATCCGGCATGCAAATCGTCGTTCCCGGAGCCGTGACTGTCGCATAAAACGGGTTAGGCATCACACCTCCAGCGCATCAGGCCAGAATTAGCCGTGATGCATTTTCTTAAGCGTTTCAGCAAGCCGCGCCCGCTTAGCAAGTTTCGGATTGCTCGAATTCTCAGCTTTCTCAAGCTTTTTAGCCGGAATCTTCTCGCCTTCAGGAACACCAAGAGACTTATGCAAGGCCCCTGGATGCCGGATGGCTCCACTGATCCACTTTTCCGGCTTCTTATGCCCTTCTCCCGAGTGGCCACCTTCAGCGCGGCCACCGGTTTTACGGTGAAGGGCTAGTATTCCCCCGTGATACCACGATCATCATCAGCATCGGTCGGACCACGACGCTCAGAAGTGCGGTTCGCAGTCGTCAACGGCGACGTGTCAGAGCCAACACCACCGCCACGCTTACGGCCAGGACGGTCAAGGCGATGCTTCTTCTCTTCGCCTTCAATGTGTCCAAGGTGCTTCTTTTCTTTGTGTTCCGTCTTGCCGCCATGCTTGCGCATGACTTTCTTCTTCACCTTACCGCCGCGCTTACGCTCTTCACCCTTAGATTCACCAATCACATTGGAATCCTTCGTGTAAGACATGTCAGTATCGGGCTCTTTCATAACCCAACCACGCGGCGCGCGGGAATCGCCCTCGCTATCATCGTCAGCGTTCTCTTCGCCTGCATCTGCGCGGCCACCAGTCTTGCGGTGCTTAGCTTCATGATGCGCCAGATGATGCATCGACTTTTCTTTGACGGCCTTATGAACATCGCCGCCGTGTTTGTAAGCTGCCATGGTAAGCTCCTTTAAGCGTCACCAGCAAGTAGCTGGACAGTTTGAACATAGATGATAGTCACGAAAGTGATACCCGTAGTCGCTGCCGTACCAGCCGGCGTTACGGTGGCAAAGACAGGCACGCCATTAGACGGCGTTGTACCAACCTGACTCATTGCTGAAAGCTGAGTCGCTGAAAATGGCACCGTCGAACCAATCGGCCCTATATTTGCGCGACCGGTCGCCTGAACATTGACCGCACTTAGAAAATCAGATCCACCCGGCGTCAAGCCAATTGTCAAGCTATCCGACGTTCCAGAATTCCAAGCGAGTGTCGTATCAACATCAAAGTTGATAATCTGTGAGCCGCTAGGCAAGTTAAACTGGAAGGTTACGGTATTTGTACCGTTCGCAGTTAGAGTTGCGGTCTGGCGCAATACTGCATGGCCGATATTAACCGGCCCACGCAAATCACCGGGGTCTTTAATGGGACCGCTGAGAAGCGGCCCCGTCCATTGGGTGCCTGGACCTGCCATTAGCGGGCCTCCTTCAGTTTGACGACGTTGTTAGGAAGAGACTTCTCATCTTCCCGGTGCTTAATAACATAATTCGACGCCCTGTTCATAAAAACAGGATTATCCTCAAATTTCCCAATTGCTTGGTTGCAGTGAGAACAAAGAAGTCCACGAATTTTTCCGGTCGTGTGATCGTGATCAACCGCAAGACGCTTTACTTTATCACCACGCATAACACGTTCCGGGCGCTCGCAAACAGCACAACAGCCATCTTGCGCAGACAGCATTTCCTCATATTGACTGATAGTGATACCAAAATCACGTTTTAATTCATATGCCCTGCATTTATCAGGATTATTTTCACGATACTTTTTATTTTCAGAATACCTCAGGCTAGAACTAACGGGCACCATAATCTCCCAATTGTTTGGGCCAATTGGAAGGCTTTTATCCTTGGCTATGATCGTGGATTTAGCTGAGGGAACCTCTTTGATATCCATAGCAAACTCATCATATGTGAGCCATGCCGTTTTGTTTCCTTCAGATATCAACTGGCTCCAAATTCCCCATAGGTGTTTACGCGATTTTAGCTTCCTATAAGGACGAACATTCGCATACCGCTTATCCGGAGATTCAAGGTTTGCCGCCTCATAAGCGGCTGCGGCTTCTTCTTTCGTGATAAAGTATCCGATATGATATCTGCGATAGTCCCGCGTAATCACTGCAAGCCATCTATTCTTGTTTGAACTCCAACTTACGCCCTTTATGCCGCTCTTATTGGAAGTTGCGCGAAATCCCTTAAACGAAGTCTCTGAAAGAGATTGTTCACGGAGATTTTCCAAACGGAGATCATCATAATCTCCATTTTTGGGCGATATATTGGCTGTCGGCCAAACGCCATGGACGTAAAACCAAATCAATCTATGAGCAAGCAACTTTTCGCCAAGCACTTGGACATAACGGCGTCCATTTGTCCCCTTAACACCAGCCTCAGAACCAACAGAAGTCCGACGCGACAAGGCAATCCGCCACTTTAAAGCGCCAGTTTCTGGGTTGTAGTCGAGAACATTTCGAATCCTCTCGACAGTAAGCCCACTCTCTTTCATTTCGCATACCTTCTCGTTATGTGCGGTATTCTTTACCACACACAACGGAGAACGCACAATAGAAGCTGGTGTCGAAAATTGCATTAGACCGTAAAAACCCTTGGCTACTAAGATTTGCTACAACCTCAGGATGTTGGGAAGGTTCCGAAAGCAGCGCGGGGATTGTAATAGCTAAACGAATACCTGGAGTACGCTTTTACAAGGAGGTTGTCTGTAGTAAAGTCCACCTGCATATCCATTTCAAACGGGACGCGCTCCAGATAGAGCAGCCCTTTGATGTTGGTTAGTAGGAACCAAGCAAACGAACTGGTCAGATAGTCGTTGACCAGATAGCCGTCCTTCAAGCCACCCGTGAGCCAGGAAATCGCGTTGATATCGTTATCCGCAGTACCGGGACGCAATGCGGTCTTGACCAAGCGAATGGCGGTCGGCTCAAGAGCAGGCGGAATCACCAGCTTGCGAGCGCGCGCATACATTTTGAGTCCGCGCTGATCCAGGAACTGGGTACGAATCTGGATCATCGCATTATAGAGCGAAGATTCATTCAGATCGGCAGCGGTCGCGAATGTGTTGGAATACGTACCGGTATCAATCGGATGCGCTGTGTTAAACAGAGAAACGCCATCACCACCAACCGCAGCGTTAAACACATTGCCCGTGTTAAACACGTTTGCGCCAATAATTTCCTGAGTCTGATTAAAGGACTGCATCATATTCAGGTTGGCGGGATTAAACTGGCGCTTGTAAAGGTTGTCGTCCACAGCCTTGCGGGTAATGGCATAGCCAAGAGCGATTTCCAGATGCTCTTGGTTCCACACAAAACGCTCACCGGCAGCGTTATCGAACGTGGTGGCTGCGCCCTCGGTCTTAAGCTGGGCAAAGCCGAGATACGCCATCTCGACAGTGCGTTCCAACGCCATCTCAGACTTACCAACATCAAACATCTGGTCCCACTCGCGGGGGATCTGATCATAAGTACCGGTAAGAGCGCGGAGACCGGGGAGAAGTTCGTTCTTAATCGAACTAAGATTAATGGGCATCAGTTATCTCCTTAGATACCGGTCAGCGATTTATAGTCTTGGTTATTGAACGTGACGTAGATGGTATTAAACGGGGTGGTGCCATCCGATCCGTTCCCAACGATTGCCGGGGGTCCGTCACCCGTCACGTAACCGGAATTCCCGGCAAAATTGATGATGCGGAATGGCAGCGTAATCGCTGAGCCAATCGTCGCGAAGTCCGCAAACTGACCAGAGATACCGGTGAAGGTATTGCCGCCAGTGCCCGCATTGAAATTGATGTTCTGACCGATATCGGCCAAAACAACCGGGCCACCGTTGCCAGACTGAACCTGGAAAACGGCATTCGGGCTATCGATCACGAAGGCCGCGACATCAAGCAGCGCATCATTGCCCGGCCAAAACTGCGAACGAACCGTGCGACCCTGAGAAATGGAAAGGTATTCGCAACCGTCAAAAATGCCCGCGATCTGCGTGGTTCCGGGGGTTGCAAGGGCGATGTAACCAGTAGCTTGCTGAGCCACAACGTCGCCGCGAAAAATCGGCGTGGTGTTGGTCTTCAGAATACGGCGCTGAGTGGGGGCGTAATTCGGACTCTGCCCATCAAGGTAGGAAACGGTACGGAAACCGTAGGGGGCATTTATATTTGCCATAGAACACCTGCATTGTCCGCATAGCTGCGGATAGCGCGATGTCCCGAAGCGGCCCGCCCCGATCATTGCCTCGCTTATGTCGCCACAAGCCTTCTCTTTCCGGCTCGGAAAGAGGTTCTGATTGTGGATAGACAGTAATCTAATGCATTGTCAAGAGGATTTGCTGGGTATTTTTAGAATTATGGGCAAAACCAATTGTAAACATAGTTTGTCCCACTCGCCAATTGCTCATTATTCGCCAGCGTAAAGGCCACGGTAAGCGTGCCGGAGCTAAGGCTAGGAGTTGTATAAAGGATTGCAGTAGAGGCGCTCCCAGAAGAGACAACACAGAACGGAACCGAGGGGAACGAGGTGTTTATCGCCGTTATCGTGGCTACAACTCCACCATTTACCGGATTTGTCCCTGCGGTAATAGCGAATGACCCACTCAGCGCAGTACCCGCAACACTCGAACTCGCGTCAGTCCCTGCACCAGACCCGGTTGAAATCGTGGGTGTAGAACCGCTTCCGGTGACCGCTGGCGTGGTTATACCATTATGAACTGTAAGTGTCCCGGATTCTGATCCAGAGCCGATGGCAACGTTGCCGTACAACGTGATGCTTGAATTGGAACTATTGCCCAACGTGACCGGTCCAGCCGCCGTTAGGTATCCAGCAGAAATCAGCCCCTGACCAATGCCGGTCCCGGTCGCATTAAATGTAGGCGCATCAAATGGGTTCGTACTGTTTAGCGCAGTGGTTGAAACAGCAATCCCCGGCAAAGTGGTAACGCCACTTACTGTAAGTGAACCGTTGATTGTCGTATTGCCGAATGTCGGCGTTCCGCCCCCACCAATTGCGGTGGATATTACGGAATTAACCCAGGCTGTAGAAGGAATAGATGTACTATTATCACTTAAGGCAGGCGCTGCAACTGTCGCACTACCAAGGGAAGTCGCTCCAGCCGACACGGTAAGTCCTGCATCACAGGTCATCAATCCAGAGGTATTTATGAAGCAGCCAGGGGATTCGGAACCGACGTCAGATGACAAATATAGATTGTTCCCATCCCCATTCACATACACGCCAGTATTGGGAACGATATAGAAGATCGGATTGCCGCCGTAATACAGCCCATTGATGGGATCACTGGCAGGCGGGTTCCCAGCGAAGTTGATTACCGGTGTCGTGAGGGAAAAGAAGGACGCAATCGTAGCGCCCTGGTTAAGCGCAACCGGCGCTGAATACGTATTTGTGCCGGTGAACGTGTTATTTCCCGCAATCGTCGCATAGTTTGAAGGTGTAAGGTTTGCGCTATCCCAAGGCGTTGCTCCATTGAACGTCGGCCTCTGCGCGAAATTCACACCTGTTGAGGAGATTCGAAACCCGGTTGGCGTACTCGTGGACCACAAACCAACAGTGACACCGAAATTTTCATTGTTTGCCGTGCCATCGATAATGCCGGCATCCCCGGCTTGCGCTAAAGGATCGTAATCGCCTACGTCCAAATCCGGCAGAAACAACAAAGCCGCTGTATCTGCCGCATTTTGCGCGGTTATACTTGGCGATGTACTTGGAACGCTCTCACCATTCTCTATGATATTAGATAGGGTAAATGTATTGGGTGCGTTTAGCCGAGGGACCAAGGATGCGGATAGCCCGGAATCCGCCAATAGGGTGCCTGTAGTATTATTCCATGTGGCAATATCTCCAGCAGTTGAGGAGGTTGGACCGCCAATGCTTCCACTGCCGGAGCCGCATGCACTAGATGTTGTCGCAATAGAAAAGGGGCCTGTTGCCTGAACACAACTTCCCGCGATCAGCGGGGATGACGGCAGAATTCCCGGATTAACGACAACCTGGGCGTGCGCACTACAAGAAAACCCAGAAAGAATAATCGCGCCGAGTAGTATGTTCTTTATCATGGAAACTCATTTCCATTCCATGTATGCCCAGTAGTCGCTGCATAAACCCAAATCGCCGTATTTCCTACAATTGTAATACTTGTGTCGTAACTCGCGCATGGAATTACCTCCATGGCATTGTTGGCTTGCGGGGTTCCGCTTGGTTGTGTTGGTGAGAGGGCAATAAACATACTTTCTGCGGTCGGAATGCCCTCGGTGGCAGCAGAGCAGTAATTTTGAATATAAAATCTGACACGGCCCGGCTCTGCAGCGGCAATTTGCTGCCAAGTTCCTCCCGTTGTCAGGCTTCCGCCTATGGAAGTACCATGAGAAACGGATATCGGATATGGGAAAGAGCAGGGAACCCAAGACGAGTTTCCATTGATACAATACGTTGCACTAGGAGGCGGCGATGACTGTGCATGAGCCGAAATCGGCAACAAAAGAAGCAACAGCCACAGGTAACGAGACATTTATTTCACCGCGCATATTTTCTAAAAAATACTTAAAATTAACGCGGTCGGTTAGTTAAAATACAGTAATCCAGTCAAGTAGCGATTCCGATCCTTACCCTCTAGACCTTTTGCAGCGTGATAAGGTTTGACCACCCCGATAGAGTCGACAACTATTCCAGTCTAATCGGTTAGGCAGGATCGGCATTTCGGATCGTCGCTAGCTCTCCTTGAAAGGTCACGCACTGGAATAATTTTGTTGCGGGCTGCGCTTGATAACAGCTTGGTCTTTGCCAGAGGGAAAGAATTGGTTGCCTCTTTTTCCTCAAACATCACGACAGTCGTTGGCCTGTCCCACGTCCTTCCGTGGTGCCGCAATAAGCGCAATATGCGCTATATTCAGATGTTCGTCAACGCCTGTGATGTTATAGGCCCCGGTTTTTGGCGGTGCATTGTAATGTTTTGCTGCATGCGCACGTCTGGATTTTGCCATGTCCAGATTGTGCCATCATCTTGGGCAACTACCCACTGAATATGGTGTTCATCGCTTTCATTTATGAGAAATAACGCATAACCATTCCCACGCGGCGTAATCATGGGAATGGTCGGATTCAACTGTAAAACGGTCATGCGTTTCCTAAAAGTGACCGGCCTATATCACGCCCCATGCCGGTCAGAAGGGCCGAGAAGGGCAGCAACGAACGCCCCGTGATCTCTTTAAGGATGCGGAATTGCCCCATAAGTCTCAATGTACAGACGGATCAAATCAACTTGCTGAGGGTAGTCGCGAGTTGATTTGATCGCCCTCTCAAGCTCCGTTTTGATGTTGAATGGAGCGGCATTTAGCGGGCCAATCTGCCCAATCACCAGATCCGGCAAATTGTGGTCATACCCCTGCGGATCGTATCCCTGAGGATTAAGATCAATGGTCATGACTAATCATCCAAAGTCAACTGGGTGGTCGCGCTCTTAACCACCGCATATTCACTTGGCATTCCATCATACTTCACATCAGCCCGATTACCTCGCGCCGGCATGTGCGGGTTGCCAGTAGGATCGGCACTACGCATACGACCCATCACACCATCAACTTCAGCGCGCGCAATCTGATAATCTTCAATGCGAGCTTCCTTGGTAAGCTCAATCGGACGCTTCATGAGGATCTGGCCACCACGACGAACAACGCCGCTTTCACCAGGGCGACCAAAATGCGGCATCTCGGAAAGCTGAACCGGCTCCCAGCCATTTTCAGCCAAACCGTTCATATGCATAACATGGAGGCCTTCATCTCCAAGCACGCTTTCAGTCTTCCATTCATAAGACTGACCGGGAATTTTCAGTTCTTTCGGAACCTCAAACTTATCATCCGTCGATTTACGGCGACGCTTGCGCAAATTGTCGCGGACGGGTTCGGAATCATGACGTAGCGGGGGACGGCCCATAATTGCTCTCCTCAGTGAATCGGTTCTTGGCTGCCGTCTTTAAGGCCGGCAAGATACTGTTTAGCCCAAGTTGCCTCTGGCACGCCGGACATAGCGGCCAATTCGCGCATCTTCGGCGTCATCGTAAATGTGGTCTTCGTCTGCTGTCCTGCGGGCTGGCGAGATTGCTGCGTAACAGGTGCAGACTGATTGGCTTGGCGCTGTTTGGCCGGTGGTGCGGGCTGATAGCCCATAACCTGCTCCACATAGTTGAAATAAGCATCACTATCCGGCGCATGGCCAGCCTTCACGGCACGTTGATGTGCCAATAGGGCCTCGGCGTTCTTCTCCGGATCTGTCACGGCTTCAGGATGCGCCCGCAACCATTGCTGGGTGCGCGGCGTAGCGTTAGAAATGCGTCCCTCAAAGCTATTCGGATCAACACGCTGTTGCTGTTGCGGCTGGCGGTATTGCGGAGAATTCCGCATCGCCTCCATCTGAGACTTACCGGCCTCAAGCTGTGTTTGTTGAGCGGCAATGCGCGCCATTTCTGACTGAGCTTTAGCGGCGGCTTTATAATCCCCTGCCTCCATCGCCGTGACATACCGCGCTTCAGCCGATTCCGCCGCCCCGTTAGCCGCATCCAACGCCCGACTAATCGCGGTATACTGGCTTTGCTCGGCCTGCGTTTTAAACTGCCCAGCCTCAACCTGTGCGGTGTTGGCGCGCTGTTCTGCGATAGCCCGCGCGGCACGTTCTGATTCAAGCTGGCGCTGTAGATCGGCAATTCCCTGCTCAACCGTGGGGGCCGCTGCGGCTGCGGGTTGTTCGATCACTTCAACTTCGGTCGGCGTATCCGCGTGGACGATCTCGATGTCATCGTCTTTTGGTTCAGTTGTCATTTTCATCCCCAGAATATGGCTTAAACGACGGAATTCCTATGTGGCCCATCGCATTGCCTAGATTGACTAGGTAGGATTCGATGGCGGCAACACGCTTTTCCGAAAAGTTGGTATAATGAAGGCCTGCGCCGTTCCCTAGGTTTGTAACACCAGAATTTACAGCCTCGATAGCCTGCGGTTTCTTCGCCATCACATCAAATCGTCCGGATGAGAAATAACAGCCTTGATATCCACATCCTGCAACATACGGCAGTGCCATTCACCCTTAGGATTATCCGATGTCGGATTACCCTTAATCGTAAACTGCCAGCCATCGGACATGCGGTAACTGATCCAGTCGCCAAGATCGACATTCTGACCGTGGAAATCAGTCTGGTTATCGCTCACAAAGGCAAGCGGACCCTTGGCAATCACAAGGCCAACTTTGCCTTGGTGCTTATCTTCGTCACGGGACGCCTGCGGGATGTACAATCCGCCCTTAGTCTTCTCGGGACGGATATACGTCGCCACCAGAACCTGATTGTGGAGCAACTTAATATGATCGATGTTCCCAATACGGTTCTGCAAATCCACGCGTGGGTCGATCTCATGAAACATAGCTGTCGTCGTCACTGATTATTCTCCGGTTGTTTAACTAAGGCTACTTCATCAAGCATGCCATCCATGGCAACTTGGAATGCATTTACAGTTACGGTCGCAATGAAATTAATGCAGCGTTCCGAGAATTGAACATCTGTCTCGTTCTCTTCCGGCTTCCATTGAAGGATAATACCGTTTGCACGAACCAATGCCGTTCCCGCTACTTTGATTGCGTATTCTCGTCTGGTTAGGCTTGCTGAGTCCGGAAGTCCGGTCATTTTCTCGTCCTGATTACTTGCTCAATCTTTTCTCAACGTCTTGTAGTATTTCCAGCGCCTTATTCAGTCCATAAAACTCGCCACGCCGTTCTGTGTAAGCCGCATAGTCAGCTAGTTTAGTTTCCACTACGGATTTCGCTAGCGCTCTCTGCTCATTTTCTATCTTTTGGGCCGCTTCACGTAGAGCGCGGATATCTAAGGATAGACTCAATCCACTCTCCTTTTTACGCCGTCTCGCTCATGATCATATTGCCATTTTTCTCCTTCGGGGAGCCATTCGAAGCCGTGCATTTCGATATAAACTCTGGGTACAAAACCTTGTTCGATGTATTCCCTGATTATTCTTTCGCTATCCAGGATAATGCGGGATGGCTCCAAACCTAATGTCATACTCGCGCGCCCCTACGCAAAAACACCAAATCCGCAATCGGTACAGAACCATCCGACAGGCCATTAACCGAAATAGTCACATCAAGCGAAACGCCTAGATTGTTTTCCGTCACGGTAACAACGGACTTCTTGCTTTCAGACCAAGCAATATCCCCCATGGAAATGGGGAATTGGTCTTTGTAAGTACGGAGTGCAGTCACTTACGGGCACCAATTTTTGCCGCCTTTTCCAACCGCGCCAGCCCGCCGCCCGCACCATAATGCATGTCAATATCCGGATGATCGGCGCGACCACCCTTCTTGCGTGGCATCTGCGGGGGAATACCGGCAGCACCACCAGCGGGCGGCATCGGAGCAGCAGCCTGCGGAGGGGGAGCCATCGGCGGACGCGGTGGCGGCATCATCGGAGGACGCGCGCCCATAGCACCGGGCGGCATACCCATAGGCGCTTGGTCCGGCTTCTGAGCAATGATGATATTCACATCACCCTTGCCGCTGCGACCACCCTTCTTACGGGCTGCACGATCAAGCCGCTTTTTCTTCGGCTTGCCCTTCATCTCAATTTCGCGATCAGCAATCGCGGCAATCTGTGCAGGCTTCAAATGCGGTTTCGTTCGCTCATGGACCTTAACGTCCTCATCGGCGTGGTGTTCGGCTTTGCCAAGCATGCGGGCCATCTTCTCAGCGTGAGACTTATGGCCTTGTTCACGACGTTCATTACTCATTATTGTAAGCCTCCACTTGGACCAGCATTAGCCATTGGCGGGACAGAGCCGAGCCCCATATGTTCAAGAGCATCTGTCGTCATTTGCGCACCATCTACACGCTTCTCATGCTGCAATTTCGCGCTGTCAAGCGAATTGCGCGACTGAATCTCCTGACGATCAACAGCAGCCTGAATTTGAGCCTTAAGAAGCTCCATTTTATTCTTTTGGCCATCCAACTGGATGCGCGCGGCATCGTTTTGTGTCTTTTGTTGCAATTCGGCCTGCTGAAGCTGGACGGCCATCATCTGCGGATTGGGCGGCGGCGCGACATTCGGATCAGCTAGGAATTCACTCGGATTCTGGAAGCCCAAAAGTCGCATCGTATGCTCAGCAACAGCACGGGGATTGAACATCTGCGGTTGAGTCATGGCCAACTGCACCAAAGCTTGAGCCTTCATTAGCCGATGCGTATGTGTCGGGGTATTTGGATCGGCAACAGGCACCAAATCAACCAATCCAAGCGCTTGGACAAAGGTTTCCTTGTCCCAATTCGTCGCTCCATCAGGATTGTGACGCCAAAACGCCTCAGGGTCTTCTAAAAACCGGTCTTTTAACAGCCTAAACTCTTCTGCTTGGGCTGCATGGATACGTTTATGGACCGCATCCAGCGTTTTAGTCGCCTGATCGATGATCGCAAGAGTCGTCCCGACCGGAGCATTTTGCATGCCTTCCCCGGTCGGCAGTTCCGCTGTCCCAGACAGCTTATCCCCCATACTCATAAGGGATGTCACAAGCTGCATTAAAGAGGACGACACATCTTTATACGGCATCGGCATAACGGCTTGCTGGATCGGCAAGCCACCAGTCTGAATACGCATGCCACCACCGGGCGGAATACGAAATTCGTTCGTTTCCTGCCGTTGAACGCCTTCAGAATATACAAAGCCAGGGAAATTAGCGAACATGCCGGCATCTAGCATCTCGCGGATAGCTGCCGTCATGGCTTTGGTCAGGTTGCCAATGATATGCAGCAACCCAATCCCGTAAATCCCCATCGCTTCGACATAAGGATACCGAACATACATGTTGACCGGCATGTACATCGGGTCATCTTCTTGCCAATTACGACGGATTTCAAGGATTTGCGACGAATCCTTGTCTACGACAATCTTGTACGGCAAATGCATCCCGTCCGGATGCTCGCCAAAGTCACGCTCACAAAGAACTTCATAAATCGTCCGGTCATTGTCTTCAGGACGCTGCGGCATTGGGTCAACGCCCTGAATGCGTGCCTCTGCCTGTTCGTCCTGATCCGGCTGATACGACGCCTGCGATAGCTCTACGTCTCGGTAGATTCCGGCTTGTTGCATCCGTTGTACGAGGCTGTCCCGCATTCTAAGGCGGTGAGTGATACGCCTCGCGTTGCGTAAATCTGTCGCACCCGCATCAACGATGATGTCTGCGGCATCGACGCTCTCACTGACTGGGCGACGACGGAGAGGGCAGTGATAGACCTTCTTAAATCCGGATCCTCCAAATCCCACATAAAACAGCATCCTATCAGTGTCGGGATAATATTCTGGCGCGCGTTGCGTCAGATAAATATTCAAATCTTTTTCGAGGATTTCCGCCCACTCATCGGCAATTCCCGTTTCAGCGCCATTGTTGACAACCTTAATCGGCCCCATTGCTGGCAATAGCTCGCCGCGTGCGTTGGCCTGGAACCGGAGGCAAGCTTGTAGCAACGTTGGCGCGCGGACTGTAGACATACCTTCAAGCGGTGCGCTTGAATTGCCCACATCCCCGCGCGGTTGTTCAATTTTCAGGCCCAGAAGCTCCAGGCCCTGTTCCCGCATATCCATCCACTCGGCGCGGCCGGCAATATCGCCATCGATCTCAGTAATGAGTTGATGAGCAATCGTGCCCATCTCCATGCCCAGCGTTTCTGCTAGATTGTCATTAAACTTGTCGGACAGCTTGGGCTTTGATGCGCCGCCACTAAAATCTATGGACAGCGAACCGTCCGGTAATTCAGTCATCAGAGCGCCCGAAGGGTCCATTTTAGGCTCTGCCGCGCCATCGATAACGATCTCTAAATCCGGCTCTTGAGCAACAGGACGAGGCGGCGGAACTTCGCGCATATTGGCCGATGCGAGAAGGGCACCCAGTGTATCGCTCACTCGGATACCTTATCATCAGACGTCTTATCTTCACCCAATAGACTATCCGCCCACGATTTAAGGTCGGCTATCGAACTATATTCGTCTGCGGCAGGTTCACTCATGGCACACTACGTATCATAAAATGGATGAAAATCAATGTCCATAATACGGTTAGGCTTACTGCAATCACGAGAAACTTGGCAAATTCCCTCATTGGAGTGCCTGAGCCGCAATGCGCCGAATATCTTCCGTTAGAGAATCATCATCCATATCCTCCATAATAACGCGCAGTGCAGCCTCCAGAAGCTCAATCCGGTCAGCCGCTTCTCGACATTCCCGCTTATACCAATCCTCGTGCAAATCTTTAGATGCACTCATACGCAACCGCTCAACTATCGTCATACCGCTCATCGTACACCCGCACCATCATCAACGAATATCTTGGGTTGACCTTTAGTCGCATCCCACTCGCGTATTTTGCCATCTGGAGATTGCCAGACTTCTACCAAATACGTACATAGGTCATCCCTACGGATATAGCCAAGCCGCTCCGGAGATAACCATTGGCCGGTGAAGGTGGGTTGTTTAGGCGTCATAGCCAATTGATTGCACTGGAGCTTCGATTACTTCTCTATTTGGACCGCCACTATTTACATACAGATCATAGATCAGCCGCCCCAAATCATTCAGCTTAGCCGCCATCCTTGGCGTACCTTTTTCAACAGCCTCCGGTCCTGTATCCCACTGGATTAGAAGGCAAGACTCCATCGAACCAACCTTAATAAGATTCGACCGACGCAAATCCCTTATTTTCGGATCTTTTACATCTATCTCGACAAAGTATTTCCGATTGTGAAGGGAGGGCGGGAAAGCCTTTTTGTCATAGAACAGCTCAAAAAGTGATTTTGCGTCGCTCTCATGGAATTCAATTTTAAGCATTTTTCTCTCTACGTGTCATAAAGTCGTTTAGGAGTTGATTTGTGTCTTAACGCACCTATAACACCAGCAACCGCGTCTTCTTTCCGAGGCGCAAAACCCCTCATTCGCAAATGCTGCAACGCAGCCGAAACGGTATCGGTCAGGTCATCATGAGCCCCACGCGGAAATTGCGCAACATTCTGGATAACCATATCCGCCCAAGCCTTTTCAAGCGGCGCGTAAATCATACCCTCTGAGAACAAATGTTGAACCGAATAAAGCCGCGCTGATTTATCGCCATATTTCCTCGGATCATACGGTACAACAGAAAATGGCTTATGAGCAAGCATTTCGCGTATAGTCTGAATAACGGCGTACCCGTGAGCCTTTGTCTCAATGACCACAGAGTCACAACGGTATTTAACACAACTCATGATAACTTTCTCAACCAATGCAGGCAGGTCTAGGCGTTCCTTCCAAGCATGGATGAGGAGGATTTTTGGCAAAGAAGCGTTTGTAACGGCTAACCGCGCAGGGCCTTCATCCGAAAACAGGTCCGATCCCGCTACAAAGTCATATCCCTGGCTTTCATCTCCGATAATTGTCCCGCCCGACTGGAAAGAACCCCATATCGTCATGGCGCTATAATCGGACTCCTCCTTTTCGGTCATGGCTGTATCAAGAGATGCCACAATATAGTCCAACGGCGGCGTGTGCTTAGATGGCCAATCCTGCCACCACTCGGTTTTAATAATCCCGCCTCCACGTGGAGCAGGAGACTGCTGCATCTGTCCGGCCCACGCATAAGGCCCCATCTCGCGCTCTAGCTTCTTAACCTCTTCCGCCGGGAATCTCTCTTCCCAGCATGGCTCAAACTCTACCGAACGCGGATCCGACCATCCGATATCCGTGGAACAGTGCCGCCCTGGATCGTACAGCATCGGTATCATAAGCCACGTCCAGTCATCACGAGCCGTAATCAGCGTGCCCGTGGCATCATCTTCCGCCGTGCGCTGCTGGATGTTGATAATGGCCGACCGCGCCAAATGGTTAAGACGTGTAGGCATGACCTCACGTATCCACTTGTTCGTGCTTTCAAGGATGGCTTTAGATTCGGCTTCTTTGACGTTATTTAAATCGTCCAATAAAAGACGATCCGCTCTTTCCCCGGTTCCCACACCTGAGATTGAAGTAGCCAGCTTCCATCCTGTGTGATCGTTCTTAACCTTAACCTGTCCACCATAAGCCTGGAATCGATCACCCCAGAATTCTTGATAACGCGGTGAGTTAACAAGGTGCATGAGCCGGTCATTATCGCGTTCGGTAAGCGTGCTGGTATATGAGAACGCCGCATACCGCGTCGATGGCATATTACGCGGTCCCCATTCCCAAGCCGGGAAAAATACACATGATAAGAGCGATTTCATGCAGCCTGGAGGCACATTGACCAGCAAGCGTTGTATTTTATCCTCTGTAATGGCCTGCAAATGCAGGCACACCGCCTTAGGAACCCACCCATCAATTAATGGGTTTGACGGCTCAACAATATCCCAGAAATGACAAACGAATGCCCATAGATCCTCTTCGCATTCACGCTTAATCTGTGCCTTCCGCTTCTCACGCAGGTCTTTTAGGGCTCTTTCTAAAGTTGGATGAGCCATTAAAGCGCGTCCGTCCTCTTGCGCTTCCTGCGTCCCGTAGGCGTAATCTCATCCGCAACCTCAACTGGCCGCGCTTCCGGCTGCTTTCCAATCGTCACACCACCACTTTTTCGCGTATCGACGGAAAGCATGATATCTTCGTCTGTGTCGGTTGATGGTTCGGTTGGCGCTCCACGTGGAGCGTTATTCAGGGAAACAAGCCGCAACGCAGTGTCTACGATATCCTTATTGTGCTTAGACAACGCGTTCGATCCCTTCCACGCTCGCTTCTCCACAATCCAAACGCGATATTCCGGACCAATTAACGCCCCCCAATTCTTACCATTAACCCGCGCCCACACCCGCAAAGCATTGGCAAACTTATGCGCTTCAAACTTGGTTTCAAACGCCATACTCCAGCCAATCTCAGCGTTCTCAAAATCCCATTTTGGCTGCTTGGTTGGGATTGGGATGTCCTTATCCCAGGTCAATTCTGGGCTCATCCGCAATCTTACTCAGCATCATATAATACTCAGATATACCATCATCCGCGCGTTTTTCGGCCCTCTGAGCGTTAATCAGAGCAACGGCCTCACGAACAATCTTATGATCTTCATTTAACAGATTGTTCTGTAAGTCGTCCGCAATCACCAAAAGTTTGCCGATTAAATTCAAATCACTCACGGCACTGTAACTCCCCTCGCATGCAGCCCCTCAACCGCCAACTCAACCATGCGCGAAACCGTCTCGCGCTCCATCCAACGACGCAAAGTGCTAATATCTACATCCAGATCTTTGGATAATTCACGCCGCCACATTGGGCCGTATAACGCTAAAGCAGCGCGTTCTAATTCGGATGTGGTCATGCGCACTTCTCTATTTCGCGTTCGATCTCGTCCAGTAGCGCCGTGAATAGGGACTTGTAGGCGGCGTCGGCGGCGTAGGCGATGGCGCGGGCGGCGTAGTCGATGGCGCGGGCGGCGTAGTCGGCGCCGGCGCCGGCGCCGGCGCTCTTATCTTTCGAGATAATCGCCGCTTTGCACTGCTCCGAAGCTTCCGCGATGGCTGGCCAGTACGATTGCGTTTTTGCGCTCGCGGGAACCGCGTCAATCGCCTGATCGATCAGCCGGACCATCCCGCGCCCCAGGGTGTCATCCCATCCAGCCGGCGAAATTACCGACCATTTACCAACCAGCACACCGTAGCGTTTGGCGACAGGCCCCACGTCAGCAGGTGCCAGCCCGTCGAACAGCGTAACCGTACAATCAGCAAGCCAACGCGGCATGAGGGACGCCGGACATTCATCAGTCGATTTAAAACCCCCAGAAGCCCCCAAAAGGCACGCGACATGACGGCCCTCACGATCATCATCCCACGTCTTTTGAACAAGACGTCCTTCTTCAAGAAACGTTAAAATATTCCTCGAAGCGATATCATGTGTAATTACGTTGTCTGCGGTCATTTGCTTTTCTCTCGTTTTAACATATTGCGCGCGCAGATTACACTAAGTGGGGGCGGATAGCAAGTGGTTATTGATCTATACTCGCGCCCGCTTCTGTACGCCTCGGAACGGCACTCAATAGCGTCGCATAAGCTGTTATATCGCGTATAGGATGGTCAACTCCTGGCATAAACCAAAGTCCGTCCTCGTCATCGCGACAGGCTATAAATGTCGATCCATCTTGATGATGACGGAACCAAAAATATCCGTAGCCTTCATTCTGTATCTGACTCATCCTCATCAACCACTTCCACCAATTGATAGCGACCACCAAGTTGCTGGCTCAGTTCTGCGATTTCTGCGAGGGCTTCTTCGTCGGATAGGGGTTTTGCGTTCTTAACCGTAGCATCGACCGCAACGCGATCTCCGTAAACCTTTGGAAGTACCTTTGATAGCGTCCACTTCAGCGTATCAACTCGTATTCGAGACCTATCAACGGCATCCATGTAAACAAGCTCTTCACTACCATCAGACTTAACAGTTTTCTTTACAGAATCACGACAAGATCTTGATTCATCAATGATTTCATCAGCCATACACAAATAGCCAACCTCTCGCGCCCGCGTGTATTGCGCAGCGAAATCATTAACATCTGCAAGAACCCAACTCCGCACGGTACTTTCTGCGGGACGCCCTAAATCGCGGCAAATTGCGCGGAGCGTCTCACCGTCCGCCAAGCGCTTGCAAATTAGCGCTGCGATTTCAGGCGTGTACGTGTCATCTCCAGTGGGCATATCTTAAAATTACTTCACTTTGCGCGTCTGATCAAGCACATACGATATAAGGTGGATCGATACGCCCCTAAACTTCATCAATCGGGGTTAATTTATCAGGTGGCAAGCCTACACATCGGCACTCATGCGTCCGCAAGCATTCTCCCGCATCATTATGATATCCCTCATGATGACCACAAGGACACATGCGCGGGCCAGATTTATAACACCATGACGGCACATAGGGCGCATCGTCAGGCGTACCTTTGTGACTTTCGCTAACCTGTACTGGGCTCATTGCGGCGGAGGTGGTTGAAGATAATGAACCTGCTCTTCCTGCACCCCAAGCTGCAGCAAATTGGCCGATGCCTGCAAGCGTGCTTGCGCATGGTCTTCTAGACATTGTGCGTATAACTCAGTGCCGGGAACGTAGCCATTCTGGTTACAGTACCACGAATCAGGCTCGATTGTGCAGCCGGAAAGTAGGGCTGCAATGGTAATTGCTAAGAGCGTTTTCATAATTTCCTCTGTTTAAGGGCAATTTGTGCAGCGGTATATACCGCTCAAATTGCGCTATTGTCAAACAGAAAAGCGCAATTTGCGCTATTTATTTTCGCAGACCCATCGTCCTGCGCACTGTGTAAAAAAGTGCGTTTTGCGCGTTCGCGTCAATCTTAAACTTATAAAATTCTACGGGACCCTGAACGGTCTTTGCACGGAAATAGCACCCTCTAAAGGGTGCTTTCCGTGCCCGTTCTTAGGGTCCCTTGACACGGAAGGTGCACGGAAGTTGCAACGGGTATGATCTGCTGCACGGATGTATATTTTCCTTAGGGAAATTAGATCCGTGCAGCGCACGGAAGGTGCATTGAACATGCACGGATTATGACCATTTCGCGAGCGGCCCATTTGGTGTCTTTAAGCCCTGCCTTTTGTTCCGCGTCGTGGGGTCTGTAAACTCAGAAACGGAAACGGCAGGGTCTTTTAAAACTAGGTCGCGAAGCTCCTTTTGGGCGTCTGGCAGCGTTACGCCGACTAACTCCATCGCCTTTTTGATGCTTCGGCTATCACCTGATAGTTTAGGCGAATAAGGTCCATCAGCCGTTCCACGCTCTATTTCAGTGATAATAGCCATGACATGAGATAACCCGACCGCCTGCTTCGGAGGTGTCCACGGCACAGCAGCCGCAACACCCTCATCGTTATCCAGGTGATATTCTACCCGTTCGAACCAATCAGCATTTTGAACGCGGGAATAGTTCATCTTGCCGCCGTCAAGACGGAAGTAATCACGTCTATGGTCTACTGGGATCTGCATGTCTCTGGCTTCTTCGTCGGTCATTGTATTGACCGTCAGGATGACACGCGCTGCCCCCACAATGGCCGATGCCCCCCGTAGGCTATCTGGATCCCCTGGCGTCGAACCGCCCTTTCTGGCATGGTGCAAAAGGACCAGAGCGACCTTCATTTGAACAGCCCAAGACCGGAATCGTGCTAATACCTGCCTGATGGCAGTATTGTCGTTTTCTTCAGATGAATGAAGCTCAACGAACGGGTCAAGCATAACAACATCTGGTTTCCAGAGGTCGATATACTCTTCAAGCTCATGCATGACAGGCGTATTAAAGAGAAGTCGACCATCAGGCCCAAGGTGCAAAAGTGTGCCCATTTCGGTGGGGCCGACCATTCTTAGGTTTTGAACGGCATCATAGGGGGATTTATCGAATTGCCGGCAAGACGCCGAAATTCGACGTAACTGCTCGTCCCTGTCATCCTCAACGTTATAAGATAACACCTTATATGGACGTATTGGCCTAAAATTGCCGTACGGAACACCTAGAGCCATACTAAGCGCCCAAGCAACCATAAGGGATGATTTCCCAGCGCTTCCAGGGCCAGAAACGACAGTAATACTACCCCTTAGAAGATACCCTTGAACAATCCATGGGCGCAGGGGAATATCCGTCTCTTCCCATCCCTGTTCTATTTTCCAGAGTCGGGTTTTTTCAAGAGCCTTTTTTGGCTCGATTTCGGGCATCCCATCAAAATAAATATCCCATGGAGGAGATTCCCTCTCATCCATTTGGATTGGTTCGTAGTTTTCTACCTTTCCCCAGCCACTTTGAGCGGCTAAATAAAATATAGTCCCTGCACCAATTTTGCTTGGAGGGCTTATCGCATAATGTTGCCACCGAGCCGCGCATGCATCGTCATTGTGCTTGCCGCATTTGGCAGACCAGTCCGACCACGCAAGCAAACCCTCAGTTGAGCCACCAGTTGCACGCCACGCGGCCATGCCGATCTTATTCCATTCGTCCCATTCAAGATTTTCGTTGGGGATAGATAGAAGGGCTGATTGAACTTTATCAATGCGGGCCTCTGGCGTCGTATTGGGCGCATGCGCTTCCCGAGCAACCTTTAAGCCCGCTGCTTCTATAGCTTCTTCAAGCTTTTCAACGGCATCAGATAGGTGGACCTCCGAGGCTACGTTTCCTGCGCAAATCTTGGCAATGCGTGGGACTGCCTTTAGGTTCCACGATCCTGGCCAACGCAAGGGATGATTGGGCGGAATAGCTGTACGGTCAGCGCCTACGAGGGTAGCGGCAGCATCCCGTGCGCGGCGGAGTAAGGTATACTCCTCCGGCGTTCTCGTCGGTTCACTTAAGCGCCAATGAAGATGCGTTTTGGGGTGTATTTCGCCTGTGTTTGGGTCTTCCCATTCTGACCCGGAATGCATGGCAATCGTTACCGGGCCGAGCAGGTGTTCCAACCTCCTCCGGGCAGAAATTGGGTCTCCGGCGTCAATTTCGACACTGATTGCGACCCCATTTAGGACGTCTGACGCTGCAGCGCTCTTAGCTGTTCGGAACGTGGCTATCGGGGGAGCAAAAACCCCCGGACGCATTTGGTTAGCCGCGCGCGTGCTTGCCCTGGCCGCTTTTGAAACAATAGCCTGCATGCCTTCTTCGACACGCACCGCCTCAATTAAGATAGGCGGCTGTGTACGGTCTACCTGATCAAAGGCTCGCAGGGATATGTAGCTATCTGGGTCTGCATAACGGAATAGCGCATCAACAAATTGATTAAGATCATCCAAGCCAACAGGAAATGCGGTTGCCATTATAAGTCATTACCACCGCGCGAAGCTGCAATTATAGCCTCAATATCCCGGACAAAGACAAGAGAATATCCGCTAGCCTCAAATATCTGCTTTAATACAGGCTCGCTTACGCCCTTCCCGTTATATTTTAACGTGACTAAGTACTTACACCCAACCCTTTGCATCTGCCGTAGGATCGAGGGATAGTCATCACCGATTTCTGGCTTAATTTCGACTTTTAATGAATAGTATTCATTATAGGATGGTTTTACAGGAGTTATTGAATGCGCCCAGTTGATAACAACATCGACTAATTTTCTCTCAAATTCAACCGATGTAAAAAGTTTATAACTTTCTAGATCAAATCCTTCTTTCTCAGACAAGAACTCAATCTTTTCTTGAAAGGTGAATTTCCAATACTCATCATGGCGTCTGCCAACATCCTTTTTATATTTTTCGATGTAAGCGGCGAACGCGTCATTTACTAAGTGCTTCTTCTGCTCACAATCGGCTATTTTAATAAAGTCCAAATCAAGCAAATTTAGAAAAGCATTCCGGAAATTTTCATCCAGAAACCGCGCTTGCAAAGCGTTATGCTCTGGCGTGTCGTCAGAAAGCGTTCCCCGTGAAGCAATGGCCGCATGAATCTCGGCAAACCGTTCTGCTAGCCATCCTTGAGACATAACCCATTCAGCGTATCCAGGATCTTTAGCCAGCAACTCAGCTACAGTTGAACCTTTATGCTTCCCAAAAGGCATAATAAGGGATGATGGGTCTTGCGGCTTACATTTGCCGTTGAATGAGCCAAATGATTGTTCTATATATTTATCAGCCATCGGCAAACATCCCTTGTCGGTTAGGTCAGAGGCCGGTTGAGAGCTGCTAACTCTCCCGGCCTCGATCATATTAACAAAATTTTTACTTAAATCAAGGACAAGTTTTTACGAACAAACCCACCAAACCACATGCGCCCCGAAATACCCAAACGCGGCAGCGGCTATCATTTGGATGATGGTTCGGGTTGATATGGTCATTACGAATCAATCG